TGTCACGATGGCAGAACTTGCTGGAGGAATGCAACCGCAGTTCCTCGGCTATCCAGTTGTCATCAGCCAAGTTCTTACCAGTGCTCTGACCGGAACCACTGGATTGCGTGCTTGCTACTTCGGTGATCTGCGATTGGGATCGTATCTCGGCACTCGCCGCGGCATCTCGATCGCTGTCGATTCGAGCCGCTACTTCGAGCAAGACTCGATCGCCATCAAGGCGACACAGCGATTCGACATCAACGTTCACGATCGAGGCACTGCATCCGCATCCGGGGGCATCATCGGTCTCGTCTTCGGCTGATCCTAACCGCCTCTCCTCCAGGTGGTTTGCCGCTGTCTCTTTACCGAGGCAGCGGCTTTTCTCAACAACTTAATTTTTCCGACACAGGGATACACAGAACATGAAACATCTTCAGTCCGTAAAACGAAACGTCATGCTCGCACCTATTACGGCTGCGACCACCGCCAGAACCGCAAACCTCGATTGTGCTGGTGCTGATTATGCAACCATCACCATCGTCCTCGGAGCCGAGGCTAACACGAACAGCACGAACGTTGCCGTCCGTTTGCTCGAATCCGATTCGACAACCGCGACCACGTTTGCAACCTTCGACTCCAACTTCAACCGGACGCTCGACAACACGGCAGCCATCGTTGCTGCGTACAACGTCGACCTGAAGGCACGAAAACGGTATCTGCGAATTGAATTGACGCCAGACACCACCACCAATGGTGCTGTTCTTTCTAGCGTCATCGGTTCGCTTGATCTCGAAGTTGAGAACAGTGCGAACAGCAGCAACGCGGACGTTTCGGTTGTTGGTTAATTCAAGAAAACCTGGAGGAGACAGGCAGTTATGGCAAACGTAAAAGTCCAAGCGATCATGACCGCACCGCGTGCTGAAATCACATGGTGCCGGAACCAGATCGAGAAGGCAATGAACGAGCTACGCATTCCGCTGAGCGTCAGCGGTGGCGTTTACTACGGACAGTGCATGCAGATGATGCTGGAGGACGCGATCGATCAAGGAGTCGAGTACGCCATCACCGTAGACGGTGACAGCGTCTTTACTGGCGATCAAGTCCACCACCTCATCAGCTTGGCAGTCCAGGAAGACATGGATGCACTGTGTGCCATGCAGCTTCGGCGAGGCAAGCCACACATGCTAGGCCATCGATTTGGCGAGGTCTCAGGCGTTTGGGACGGATACCCAATGCAGGTCGACACCGCTCACTTCGGATTGACAGTGCTCAACCTCAAAAAACTCGCTGCTGTCGAAAAGCCTTGGTTTTTTTGCCAGCCAGACGAAAACGGCGGTTGGCGAGGCAACAAGATCGATTCCGACATCTGGTTTTGGTGCCAATGGAAAAAGGCAGGACTGAAATGCTTTATCGACTGTGCGACGAGGATCGGACACGTTGAAGAAATGGTCGCCATTTACGACGACGACTTCAAACCGACGCACATGTACCCGCAAGAGTGGAGGAAGTATGCAGACGAGAGTAAAGCTCGCACGCATGTGGATGCGTCATGAGCCTGGATGCGTTGTGGATGTTACGAGCGGAGTTGCAGATTACCTAGTTCGAGCGAGGATCGGAGAATATGAAATTTCAAGCCGAACTAGTGACGGGTCCGACAGTGGAACCGCTGACACTCAACGAAGCGAAAAAGCAGCTCGAAATCTCGACCAGCGACACGACGCACGACGTCCAACTCGCACAAGCAATCCAAGAAGCTCGTGAACAGTGGGAGCATGATACCGACAGCGTCTGCTGCTACCAAACATGGAAAATCCGAGTCCAGTCGTTAACCGATAGGCTTGCACTTCCGAAGCGTCCAATTCAAAGCATTACATCCATTACCTACTTCGACGGCAACAACGCTTCACAGACGCTATCTGCATCGTTGTACCAACTCCACATCAACGAGTTCAGACTAGCTTACCAAGCCACCTTGCCAGCAACATCAGCACGTTGGGACGCCTGGACGATCAACTATCGATGCGGCTACTCACAGGACGCCACGCTCGTACCGGCAATCGCCAAACGCGCCATGCTGCTGCTTGTCGGCCATTACTTTGAGAATCGTGACATGCTCATGTCTGACGCGATCCAGACCATGAAGCCTTACGAGTCCTTGGTGATGAAGTTCATGAGGTCCAACTACCCATGAGCGGCCGGCCACGCAACCTA